ATGTTTCCATATTTAGAAACTTTAAAAATGAGCAGTTCTGGGATTGGCGAATCAGTTGGAAAAATAAATGGCAAGGCGGAAACATTCGCAACGGCGAAAAGTTCTGGCAATCGAGCAGGTTTTTAGTCTGGGCAACGGACGGATGGCATTTGGCTAAAGCATTAATGCTTGCTTTTATATCTTTGGCCATTGTGATGTACGTTCCAATGTACGGAATATTGGACGCACTAATTTTTTGCGTTATTTGGGGAATTGGTTTTGAATATTCATATAATAAACTTTTTAAAGCATGAGCGACATCAATCCAGATTATTACAAAAAAGGAAACAAGCAAGTATTTGAAATGATGCTCGACATCTGGGGCGTTGAGAAATACATTGCCTTTTGCGAAATGAATGCTTTTAAATACAGAATGAGACTGGGAGACAAACCAGACCAACCAGTTGAAAGAGATTTGGCCAAAGCTAAATGGTATGAGGCAATGGCTAAAGATTTGAGAGCAAGCCAAAAATCTTTTTAACAAACTTGGAGCATTTGATTTTTAAACTAAAACTAAATATAAAAATATGACACCAATACAAGCACTTTTAAGGTTATTAAAACCAAAACCAGAGGTAAAAATAGACAATCCAGAATTTAAAAACGTTGAATGGGCATTTCAGTTTAATAACGATGAGCCAGTTTTGTTGGCAACACCAGCAAAAGGCACAAAAAAATTAAGAATTCATATTGGTATAAAAAAAAGTTCTAATATTGTCTTTAAGGATGGCAAAGGAAATGAATTTAAAATATTTGCAAGGGAGCGAACAGACAATTACACAATTAGCCAAAAAATTATTTAACAAATTATATAACTTAAACAACAAACAAAATGACACCAAAAGAAAAAGCAAAAGAGTTAGTAGATAAGTTTTATCAAAGATTTCCATTAAAAATGAATGTAATTACGACAAGAGGAGATTTATCTTGGGAATACGATAGTTGGAATGAAGCCAAAGAATGTGCATTAATAGCAGTAGATGAAATATTAAATATAAAATCAGTAGATAGAGATTATGATTTATCAACCTATTGGGAAGAAGTTAAAACAGAAATATATAACCTTTAAACAACAAACAAATGAAAAAACAAACAGAAATGTCAGTAATTACAGGATTAGGAGTTAATGATGGAACAACAACATCAGCCACAATAAATTTATGGCACTCTCCTACCTTAATTGAAACAAATGAGGTGGGTGAATCAATTGAAATGATTTATAAAGAGCTATCATTAATATCAAAAAGGAACATAAGAGAAGCAAGAGTATTTAAAATAATATTCAGTTGTATTGATGGTAAGTGGAATAAGTCAGGAAGAATTTATGGGGAAATAGTGCCTCCAACTAATGAGTATTATAATTTTAATGATAAATAATTATGAAATGGATATTAAGTAGATTAACAATGGCAAGAACAAACGAAGAAGGATTTATTGATATTGTAGCAGGAGATTATGTTAAATATTGGATAGATTGTTTTGGTTGTAAATATCTTGCAGTTTATAAATTTGGGAATAGAGTAATAATTAATTAATCATAACAACAAAATGGAAAAACAAACAGCAGTTGAGTTTTTAATTGAAAGTGTAATGTCAAGAGGATTATACACTACGGAAATGCTTGAAGAATTTGAACAAGCCAAAGAAATGGAGAAGCAACAAATCATCAATTGCTATAATCAATCGTGGCATTTTAGAGATAAGCCATACGAAACAGCAGAAAAATACTACAACGAAACATTTGGAAAATAATTTCCAATTTTAGCCTTATGGTGGAAAAAATAGGCTCAACACAAGAAAAATAGAAGTAATGATGGAATAAATAGTCAGGTGGCGTAAGGTAACGCCTCTTATTGGTAAGAGAGATGCAGCTCGGAACTGTCCTGACTACAAACAACCTGTACCCTTGAAAAACTCGTATTTAAAGATAAGCAGGTTGGCTTCGAAATAAAAGGGTATTAGAATAAGAAGCAAAATAGTCAGGTAGAGTAAAAGTAACTCGTGGGTGACGCAGAAATGCAAAAGACCAAGCAACAGGGGCAGTACCTGTCCTGACTACAGCCTCTTATCTATGGCTATGCAGAGAACTGATAAGAATTGTTGGGGGACATAGACCTCACGAACAATGGTATATGGCGAAGATAGCTCCCATATCACAAAGAGTACCCAAGCTCTTTAATATTCATTCTTTAAAGTACCTTAAAAGGGATAATTATATGTGTTTTTGTGCTTTATATGACCAGTTAAAGTGCATGAAACGTTACTAAAAAATTATGCAAAAGCACATCAAAGTTTATATGAATTATTATGGATATGAAATATCTGATTTTATACCATGTGAGGCATGTGGTGCTAAATCGAATGACATCCATCATATTGTTTTTAGGTCTAAGTTTGGCAAAAAGACAAAAGACCAACAAGACGCAATTGAAAACTTAATTGCACTATGTAGAGAATGCCACAACAAAGCACACGACAATAAACTCACTAAAGAATGGTTAACGGAATTGCATACATCAAACCTTTAAGCGTAAACAAAGCATGGCAAGGGAAAAGATTTAAGTCTCCAGAGTACAAAGTTTATGAGAAACAAATGCTTTTGACTCTAAAGCCAATGCAACTGCCAGAGCCGCCATATCAAATTGACTTTGAGTTCGGATTCAGCAACAAAGCATCGGACATAGACAATCCCATGAAACCATTTTTGGATATATTGCAAAAAAAGTATAATTTTGATGACGCAGAAGTCTATAAAATAGTGATAGTGAAGACAATAGTTGCCAAAGGAAACGAGTTTATAAAGTTTAAGATTAAATCACTTGACATAAACGGCTGAAAATAAGTAAATTATAAGGTTTAATTTTACCAATACTTGTCATGAACATAAAAATAAGCGATAAAGAGTTTTTAACAATACTAAGAGAGAACGCAGGACTATTTTCGAGGACTGCAAAAGCTATTGAAAAGCAATTCAAAATAGATTACACCAGACAAGCAGTCAGAGACCGAGCATTGAAATTTCCAGAGGAATTAATGGACATCAAAGAGCAGAACATTGACGTTGCCGAAGACGGACTATTCAGTTTAATGAAGTCAGACAATGACAACGTAAAGATGCGAGCAATTGAATTGTATTTGAAAACCATTGGCAAAGCCAGAGGATATGTCGAAAAGGTCGAGCAACAAATTACTGGGGGACTTGACAACACTTTGGAAATAAAGATTGTCAAAACTGAGTTCCCTATAAGAACAACAGAAAACGATGTTTGAAACAACTGAGTTATTTGAGGCAAATATAACGGCCGAAACAAAAATCATTGTTAATCAGGGTGGGACATGGTCTGGGAAAACTTATTCCATATTGCAGGCCATTGCCTATTTTGCATTGACAGACCCAAATTCATTAATCACAATCGTTGGTCAGGATATTCCGAATCTTAAAGCGGGAGCGCTCAGAGACTTTCAAAATATCATTGCAGACAATCCAATCATTGATGCCCAGATTTCAGACTATAATAAATCAGATAGGATATACAAATTTATTAATGGCTCAACCATTGAGTTTAAATCCTATGACAATTCGCAGGATGCGAAGTCTGGAAAGCGAGACTATTTGTTTTTAAACGAGGCAAATGGTATTGACAGACAGATTGCAAAGCAACTATTGCTCAGAACAAAGAAAAAAGCATTTATTGACTTTAATCCAGACGCTGAGTTCTGGGTGCATGAAGACTATTTGAATAATCCGACCGCAAAGTTTATTTATTCCGACCACAGAAACAATCCCTTTGTCCCGAATGAGAACAGAGCCGAAATCGAGGCGCTTAAAGACATCGACATTGAATTGTGGAAAGTCTATGCAAGGGGAATCACTGGACGCATTGAGGGGCTTATTTACCGCAACTGGACGATTGGAAATAGTTTCCCAGATGTGGAGTTTGTTTATGGGTTGGACTTTGGATATAACCATCCCACGACACTGGTCAAATGTGGATGGGACGAAAACAAATTCTATTTAGAAGAGGTCATTTATGAAAGTGGATTGACAACGGCTGACTTAATAGCTAAAATGCAGAAATTAAACATTGGTCAAAAGGAAATATTTGCCGATGCTGCGAGACCAGATACAATCGAGGAACTTTATAGGGCGGGATTTAACGTCTTTAGTGCAGACAAATCGGTTAAAGATGGGATTAACACACTAAAGGCAAAGCCAATCATTCTGGTTGACTCTCCAAATGGAGTCAAAGAGTTCAAAACGTATAAATGGAAAACAGATAAAAACGGCAAAGCAATTGACGAGCCAGTCAAGTTCAATGATGACTTTTGCGATGCTGCCAGATACGGCATATTTAATGGCACAAAATCCCACACTAAAAAAATATCATGGTTTTAGTTAACATCGACAAAGAATATCAGTTCCCTACGCAATTGGACGAAATCACATTGAGGCATTTCATCGACTTGCAAAACTTATTGCATGAGGAAAAATACAACGAAGCGGTCATGCTTATATCTGGAATCAGTCCCGACATTTACGACAAAATCAGTTTAGAGGGAAAATTGGAGTTAACTGGATTGGCTCAGATGTTAGTCAATGGCGAAATTCTTATGGTTGGCGAGCGATTAGATTTATACGAAATCATGGCTTGTCCGATTGGACAATTTGAAGACTGGAAAGCAACCATTGCTGAATTTAAGGATTGCGAATGGAAAGCATTGCCGTTTTTATGCTTGTTAGAGACTGGCGATTATAACTATGACACCAGAACAAACAAGCGCTATTTAGAATATTTAAACTTGCCCGCATCTGTTGCACTTTTTTACCAAAACAAAGTGAATGAGCAGTTTGCAGATATGCACAATAAATTCTTACCTTTGTTTGAGAGCGAATTAGAGGACATTCAATTGGAAGCGGGAGTTCAAAGTCTTAATCAGTTTGGCGGATATGGCACATTGGTGCAATTGGCAGACGGGGTTTATAAAGACATTGAAGTCGTGAGCAAAACAAGCGTTGCTGAGGCATACACTTTTTTAACTTACAAGAAGATTGAAAGAACCTATTTGCAGAACTTAGAAAAATTGAGACGTGAACAAATTAATCGAAATATTCAAGACTAAAGCCGAGCAGACTTATGCTTTCGGCAATGGAACGTTTAACGAGTTAAATGCGCAATCGGACATAAAATATCCGCTTATCTGGATGCTATTTCCTTTGAGCGTAACTAACAACTCGACCAATAACATTATTGTGTCGCAGACGTATTCATTTAACTTGCAATTTCTAACGTCTGGCTCACTTACAGATAAACAATCAAAAATAAATAATCATTTTGACCAGTTAAATAAAATCATGGTTGGATATATCCAGTCAATGCAAATAGAAAATGAAGACTTAGAGAGGGACGCAATGACATTTGGACAAGCAACAATGATAAATAAAAAACAAGACAATGTGCATTATGGTTGGTCGGTTGCGGTATCGGTAACGTTGCCAATTGATTCAAGTTTATGTTGTGATTTATTTGCATGATAGATTTAACGAACACACTGGCTGAATTTAACAAGCTGAATGAGGCGCTTGTAACTGCATTGAACAAAGCGGGGGCATTGTCTGACTCGCATGAAGTTGTTTTGAAAGTGGAAAATACAAGAAGTCAAGTGTCAATCATGGCGAATGATTATTGGTTTTGGCAAAATGATGGCAGGGGAATCACAAAAAATGGAAACTCTCCACCATTAGTTAGACCAAAAATTGATGAGTGGGTCAATAAGTTGCCAGATTGGTATACCAAAAAAAAGGATGGCACACAAGGCAAGAAATTAACAAAGGCAGAGCAAGCATTTTTGGTTACAAGGAAAATACATAAAGAGGGATATAAGGGGAATTTTTACGTTGACAAAACAATCCCAAATTTTGAGGCCGCAATAAATAAAGCGGTATTTGAGGACATACAAAACTATTTTAATAATGAGTTTAACTATTGAAGTTGAGCCGAGTTTAAATACGGCCGTTTACAATCCAGTGCGTTTCGAATTTAATTCGGACGTTACGTCTGACTATACAATCGGAGCAGAAACAGAAGCGGATTTGGGTCTAACGAATAACAATGGTTATTTACAACTTGACTTTTCTTATCCGCATGGAATATTAGCAGGCGATTATATCAAAGTTTCACAGAATGGGGACGTTGAGGCGTATAATGGCGTTTGGCTTGTAACATCTGTCGTGGGTGATAGCTTTACAATCAATGCTCCTTATGTTGGTGCAGGAGTTAGCAATGTTTGGTTTTATAAATATTATAAAAATTACAACGCAGTGATTCGTGTATTCGGATTTAACTATTGCGACAATGGATTCGAGGAACTTGCAAAAATAACTTTAAAGCCAACGTTTGTTTTAGGTTACTGCTATTTTATTATTGACATTGCAGACATCTTAAAGGATTACAATTCCGAGTGTAACGTTGTAACAGATGTAATATCTGGGGACTTGTTTCCTTTAATCAGTCCGCCAATTATTCAGAACAATTTAAAATCATATATTAGATATTACATTTCTTATGCTGAGGGATTCGACAATCCAGTTGGAAACGAGGCTCAGTATGAAGAGACAACACCAAGCGACTTATAAGATATGCCAACAGAAT